ATCTTCTATGGTGTCTTGCTTCGTTCCTATTTCATCAATAATATTTACATCATTTACTAATAGATTACCTGTAATATTTACATTTCCTGTTATAGAACCTCCTGTATCATCAAACTTACTATCTAATGCTGATTGTAATCCTGCTGTTTGTGTTATGGATAAACCATTATCTTGTATAGTTGGTTCTTTTCCTTGTATTGCGTCTTCCACATCTCCAATAGTTGGAAGGATTAAAGAACCACTCAAATCAAGATTTCCAATAGATCAACGAAGAGTTGATGTTTCTAGGACCAGCTCAAATGTCTCTTGCAACGAATTTTGTCTGTCGGTCTGTCACAAAAAAAATCCAAGAATCACACAAAAATCCAAGAATATATACGGTCTTACGATTTCTTACACAGGATTTGTTCAATCAAGAATAGTACTTTCTCACAGCACATGTGTTGTAAAAATTATCACGTGCCAATGATGTTTTGTAAAATACACGATGTAGCCGAGGCTGCACGAAGACGAGAAGCTCGCAACGAGGTGCGAGAGGGGTGTCATTCAGAGTTGCTAATTGTCTTAATAGATTAAGCGCAAGATGTTCCAAACTCGGGCGGGTGCATTGAATTCGATAGTGAGATGCTAGCTAGGGCGCAAACGGTGTCAGATGGAGTACAGTCCAAGGTGTTGATGTGCGCACTTGAAAATTCCTCGGACCTCTAAACGAGCAGCATGGAAAGTGCCATCAGCAAATGAAAAATGCGCAATATCACACACCGTAAGATGTTCCAATCCCGAGCTGAACCGAAGGCGATGGTGACACGATAGAGCGCATAGAGTGTCAGAAAGTGTACAGTCCAAGATATCGACGTGCGCACTTGAAAATTCCTACGACCACAAAACGAGCAGCATGGTTGGTGCCATCAGCAAATGAAAAATGCGCAGGATCATACACCGTCAGGTGCTCCAATCTCGAGCTGCATTCAACCCGATTGTGAGAAGCTAGAGCGAAAAGAGTGGGAGAAGGTGTACAGTCCAAGATACTGATGTACGCACTTGAAAATTCCAACGACCTCAAACAGGCAGCATGCTTGGTGCCATCAGCAAATGAAAAATGCGCTACATCATACACCGCAAGATGCTCCAATCTAAAGCTGCATTGAAGGAGATGGTGAAATTGTATAGCGCATAGAGAGGGAGAAGGAGTACAGGCTTAGATGATGATGTGTGCACAAAGATGTTGCTTGGTCCTCGAAACGAGCAGCAAGGAAGATGATGCCATGAGCGAGTTGAAAACGCATACGAAATTAGTGCAAGATGCTCCAATCTAGATGAACTTTGGTTGCAATGGTGAGAAGTTCAAGCGCAATCGGTGCAAGACTTCACAACGCCATACTTGTTATTTTTCTAGTGGCGAGCATTTGATAAGATTGGACCTCGGCTAAGCACGCAAGTTTTGTACGCAAGTATAAGTTCTGTCTATCCGGAGACGAAGACGGAAATATAAAGTTCGGTAGAGTCCTGCTACGACTACGTATCGTAGAGGAGATAAACTTTCTAAACCTGAACTCTGTAATACATTAGAACCTCCTATCCAGACTTGAAGTTCCCTTAAAGCAATATAAAAATCACCTGCTTCACCTGTAATCCCAGTAGGTCGTCTTAATACAATAGTATCAAAATATTTGCGAGTATCTACATTTAAACTATTATTAATTGTCAAATTATTTGTCGTTAGTGAATTACTTGTTAAATCTGTGTCTTCGTCTATGGTTGCTTGTTTTGCGTCTAATGCTGTCTGTAATCCACTCGTTTTAGCAATGGTTAAATCACCATCATTTATTTCGTCTTGTTTTGTTCCTATTTCAGTAATAATATTGGTAGTCCCTACTATTAAATCACCAGTAATATTTACATCTCCATCAATAGAACCACCTGTATCGTCATATTTATTATCTAATGCTGTTTGTAATCCACTCGTTTTTGCTATGGTTAAGTCTCCGTCTCCAATCGTTGCTTGTTTAGCGTTTAATGCTGTCTGTAATCCGTCAGTTTTAGCAATAGTTAAGTCTCCGTCTCCAATCGTTGGTTGTTTAGTGTTTAATGCTGTCTGTAATCCGTCAGTTTTAGCAATAGTTAAGTCCCCGTCTTCGATTGTTGGTTGCTTACCTGCTAATGCTGTTGTTAATCCTGCCGTATCCGTAATTGCTAAATCGTTCGCATTTATCGTTGGTTGCTTTCCTGAAATTGCGTTCTCTACATTTCCTATATTCGGGATAGTCAAAGAAGTTTGAATATCTACACTACCATTTACTAATAAATTATTACTAATAGTTCCGCCTGATTTTTGTAAATATCTTGTATCTAATTCATCTATATCAATATTGGATGATGTTTGAGAAGTTGGGTTGAAATATCCTGTAGTATCAAAATAGTCATTCGTGTAATTAGTATTCGAATAAGACGCCATATAATAAGTATAATATTTTAATTATTTAAAAATAATAATTCACATAAAAATATATTTACCTATTATACTATGCTCTTCATCCATCAAAAGTATAAACCAGTCATAACTAAAACTGCTATGGAACAAGATTATGACACTTCTATAATGCCTAGTGTTCAAGGCAAAGGAAATTAATGAACTCATAACAAAAAGTTAAAGACATTAAGGTTAAGGACAATCACAAAAAAAGGAACAGCGAAAATAAAATTTCATTTGAATAAAAAAATATAATCATAAAATAAAATATGTTTTATAATTATAAGATGTCTTCAGTTAGTGACCACATTCAGTTAATGAAATCCCAAGAAAATAAATACGATAGCGTTTTTAACAAACGTGAATGGTTGTCTATTAATGATACGACCACGCAATACGACCAAGGCACGAGTATCATCGAAACTACTTCGCTTTCTAATAACTCCTAAATTTTTGGATTACAATAGCGGATATTTAAGCGTTCCACTTTTAGTAACTCTAACGTCTAATGCTTCCGCCATAACTGGTATTGCGGACACGGGTGTTCTACCTTATACGAAATCCGTAGGTTTCAAACAATCCTTTTTAAGTATGATTAACTCGATTACTGTAGATCTAAACGGACAACCAATGGTTCAACAAAATCAACTTATTGATATGTATAATCACTTTCGTCTTCTTACCAGTGAAAGTTGGACTTCACAAAATCGTTGGAGTTCGATTGGTTTTTATCCTGATGTAGCGGAAGTCGCTGGTTTTAGCACTGCTGATACTATATATGCCCCAGCATCTCAACCAGCAAATAATTCGGGTTCAAATGAAGGATTAAGCGAACGATTAGGATATATTTTAGACGATGCTGGACGCACTTTTAGTGGTGAAGTAGAAAGTGTTTTGTCTAACCTCATAAGTAAAACGGAATTAGCGAAACTATACGTAAGTCACGTATCCAATCTTACTGCTGGAACTGCCGATGTAAAATCTCCAGTGGTTCAATATAGCGTAAAAGCAACCATTATGCTTAAAGATATTCACCCACTTTTTGAAGTAATGCCTATTTCTAAATCGCTTAACTTTAAAATCCAAATCTTTTGGAATAACAGCGTCGTCACGGCAACTCACGACGCAACGGATTGGACATCGCAATCGTCTCAATATAGAGCATACAATGGAACTCTTCCACTTATGTTGAATAACTTTGATGATGGTTTCGCTGGTTCTCCTGCTGGAACTCTACGAGCGTCGGTATATGTAGGAGATACTTGTCACGATAGCACACAAAAATCAGTAACCAATAACGGACTTTCTACTGGTGGTGTAGGTAAACAAGTTGAACTTTGGGTTCCTGCTTACCAAATGCTTCCTGATGTTGAAATGAGTTACGCTCAAAATCATTTACGGGATGTTTCGTATTTTGACTACTACCAATTCAGTCTTAAAAACATTGCTTCGGGTGAAAGTTTTAACCATCTTGTAAGCAATGGTATTTCTAACCTTAAAGCGGTTCTTATTGTTCCTATGCTTAACTCTCTAAACAACAATGTCAATGCTTTTGATGATGGTCTTCCTCAACTTATGGCACACATTAACAACTTCAATGTTCTTGTTGGCGGTGCGAATGTTCTTCACCAAGATAGCAGATACACATACCAACAATTCAATAACGAGTTCTTTAACGAATTTGGTGTGAATGGCAATCAATCTACTGGTTTAGGTTCTTCTTTGATTGATTTTAAAGGTTGGTTGAAGAAACCTTATTACTACGTCAATTGTTCTCGTGTGCCTATGGAACAGCAAAAAGCGTATCGTTCTCTACAAATTAAGGGAACGAACTCTTCATCACTCGCGATGGATTATGTTATTTTTGCCCTCTACGAAAAGAATTTCAAACTTGATGTCATTAGCGGAAACGTTGAAAAACTTGACTAAATAAAAAATATAATTGAAAAAATAAATATCAACATTAAGTATATGAATATTACACTTGATTTATCGAAAGCACAACTATCCAAACTACGAAACGGACACGGCATCCGTATCAATCCTACTATGTTCGGCAGTGGCGTTGACTTAATTATTGACCCTATGACATATCACAATATGGCAAAGAAACTAGACAAAGGAAAAGGGGTTGTTATCAAAATGGGTTCAAATGAAATTGAGATGAATAAAATCAGCGGAACGGGTCTATTTGCTGGAGCAGGAAATAAGTCGGGTAAAATTAGTCGTCATAAGAAAGCAACCAAGTGGCGTGATTTTAGCAATGATACAGCAAGAATGGGTATTGATACCGCTAAATATGGTTACGAGCAATATCAAGAAGCAGTTAATCCACTAAAAAGTGAAGGTAAAAAAGCATTAAAAGGTTTATCTAAAATGTTCGGTGGTGAGTTGGAAAGTGAAAGCGAAATGGAAGGTGGGAAAATATCCTTTAAAGGTATTAAAAACGCATACAACAAAAATGTCAAGAACACCAAATTGGGAAAAGCACTTCGTGATAGCACTGGAATGGCAATTGGTGATGTGTATGACAAAGCAGGGAAAGAATTGGATAAAAACAAGTATGGAAAACCTATCTCTCAATATATGAAAGATAAAAAGGGTTCAAATGTCGCTAAGTTAAGTCAAATGTCGGGTTTAGGTTTAAGACTACAACACGGAAATGGTCTAAAAAATGGGCGGAAATGGTATGTGCTGTAAGGGTTGTGGTATGGCATATAATGACAAGTTTATTTTTGATAATGTTGCTTTATAAATACAAAACTTACTTTTAGGAATATTATTTAGAATAAAACGAACTTAAAGAAATATTATCTCAATGTATTATAAGATGCCGGATTATACCAAAACAATAATTTACAAACTTATTAATTATGATTATCCCGATTTAGTTTACGTTGGTTCAACGACAAATTTTACAAAACGAAAACAAGGTCATAAAGAAAGATGTTTGAATGAAAAGAGTAAGAAACATAATTTAAAACTTTATAAAATGATTCGTGAGAGTGGAAATTGGGACAATTGGAGTATGATTAAAATTTGTGATTATCCTTGCGAAAAACAGACGAGAGGCAGAACAAGAGGAAGATAAATATATGTTGGAATTGAAAGCAAATATGAATATGATTAGAGCGTTTAGAACAAAACGACAATATCGTGAAGATAACAAACATAAATAAATGAAAAATGTATTTGCGAATGTGGTTTGAATTATACATATAATCATAAAGCACGACACGAAAGAACAAAAAAACACCTTGATTTAATCAATCAAATTCAATAATAATATTTTATTTGAAATAAAATATTATTTTATATTAATGTTGTCTAACTTTGATTTAAATGAATTAGTAACTAAAATGAATATTCCTAATTTCAAGGGGTGTTTTTACAAAGACAAATTAAAGAAAATACAACCTAACTCAAGTTATATAATCAATTTAAATAGCGAATTTGATGAAAATAATAATAGGAATGGCGGAAGTCATTGGTGTTGTTTAGAAACTGATGATATGAAAAAAGCAATCTACTTTGATAGTCATGGGGAAAATGCTCCAAACGAAATTAGGAACTTATTAAAAAGTAATCAATACAAAATGGGACATACTTCAAAAAATATTCAATCATTGATGAGTAATCTTTGCGGTTTCTTTTGTCTTGCTTTCATTTATTTTTAAACGTATCAAAGTTTAGAACAAATAATATTATCAATGATGCCTCCATTTTTCTTGACTTGTTCGAAGATTTAGACAAAATTGATGATGTATATAAAAACGAATTTATCCTTTCGTTGTTCTTCACAGATAAAAATCTAAAAATTGTTATTAGGAAATAAAAGTGTAGGAATGACTAAACAAAACAAATTAACCAATAGTCATGACATTGAAGATAAAAAGATACGAAGTTAATCATCTGGAATAAAAACATCATAATCAAAATGTATAATAGGATACATTTCGCGACTAACTCGTCTGTTGAACTCTTCCCAAGAGTTAGATATTTGTCTTGCGTTTGTTTGCTCCAATTTCTCTTCAAAAAGTTCAACCACTTTTTCCAAACATTTGTTATTAATAAATTTGGTAAATCGTTTATCTTTGTTTTTAATGGATATATGCCTACACTGCGGACAACAATATTCGATAGAATCATTTAATTTAAGTAGATTAAGAAAGC